CCTCGAAGTACCCTTGGTGCGCACAGACTCTATGAGCCGGGCACCATGTTCAAGCAAGAGGCCGTTGGACACGGGATGTTCAACGGGGAACTCTGATGTTCCTGCTGTGATGAAAGACTTTTCATCCCTTATTGCGAAGGTCTACGGACCTAGCTACGGGAGTAGGGTCAATCATCTATCCTCCTGCGTGGACTTGAAGGGTGAATTAAGTCACCCCTTGTCCTGCCTTTCCCCGTCAGCATCCAGGAAGGAGACCAGCTTCTCTGCGTCTCTTTTCCTGGCGAGGAAAGTTTTGCCTACGTCCGAGACCCATTCCCAGCTTATGGGTCCCTATATCTCTAAGATGGGACGTAATCAAACCCCCAATACCGGTTTCACTTCGTTTATCGACCAGGAGGTCGAACTACTTTTCCCAAAGGGATGGGATAGTAGATACGTTGCGTACTGTAGTCGGGCTCTCCCTACTTCTGGTGCCTCTTTTGGAACCAGTCGTAAAAATGGTGGATCGCGGGCTGAGCTACGGACCAAATTTTCCAGGTCCGGTTTTGCTACCGCGTGTATGACAGGACAGGGAGTGAGCATCTCGAGCAACCGTAGGGTTAGTCTCGTTGATGACGGTGGGAAGACCCGCATCGTAACGGTCGCTGACGCAGGTCAGCACGTTCTCTCTCCGCTCCACCATTTACTCTATGACCATATCTCAGTTCGGAAATGGTTACTTAGAGGGGAGGCTACAGCGAATTCCTTTAAAGAATTCGAATCGGTCAGGGGCGAGATATTCGTGTCTGGTGACTATGAAGCTGCGACTGACAACTTCAACCGTCACCATTCGGAACACATACTTCGTGCGATTTTCAAGAAATCGCCCAACATTCCAAAGCCAATCCAGGAATTGGCTATTCTCTCACTCTCTGGATACATCACCTATGGTGGTGTATCATACCCACAGATTGCTGGCCAGCTCATGGGCAATCTGCTCTCGTTCCCGCTGCTGTGTCTGACTAATTACTTGGCCTTCAAGTATGTCATCCGTCGACCAGTCCCTCTCCGAATTAACGGAGATGACATCGTCTTCCGAGCCACGCCTGCCGAGGCTCAACTCTGGATGGACGGTGTGGCCGCCAGTGGTTTGACCCTCTCGAGGGGAAAAACATTGGTTCATAGGAAGTACTTCTCCTTGAATTCCTCCTTCTTTGAAGGTAGGAGCGGTCGGAAACCCTCCCTTGTCCCCGTAGTACGGGCGAAGTGCATTTATGCTCCGCTGCGTAAGGGTGAGGGTAACAGTCTAGCCGCAAGACTGTTTAAAAGCTGTCAAGGCTTTTGGGGTTCAGCGAGGGCGAGTGTAAGGGGCCATATCCTTCGGTGGCATAGACGCTCGGCGTCTACCGTTGGATGCTCGTTCAATCGGGCCCTGGGTATAAGGGTAACCCACGATTCCCTCGTATTTGCTAACCTCCTTGAGCAAGAGGTTGAATACTTGGGACGGCCTCCGGCTATGGATAAGCCGGATCCGCCGCAGCGCGCACCGGGGGATGTAGATCTCCCCCCACCAACTGTTGGGTGGGAGCAGGTGCGTGTTGGTCACCTCTCGCAGGAGACCGTGGGGGTCCTGGAGGAGATTTGGGGGGACCACTGTGCAGAATATGCGTGGTCAGTGGAGAGTGTTGCACGGGCCAAAGCACCGAGGCCCGTTGGGAGAGTGTTCCCGCAGTTCCGGGGACTAGTGAGGTACGCTCGTTTCATGCGGACGTCGGTGAGAGGTCTCACACGGCTAATCCACTATGCATGGCGGAGAAGGCCCTCAGTCCGCCGGTGGCTGTACGATCGGCGTCGTAGGAGGAAGGACCCAGAACGTGTCTGGGTGGCAGCGGAGGATGCTCGGCATTGGAGACACCCGTTGGTGTTCAGATTTGGGGGGAAGGTCAATGAAGACCGAACCGGTGCGATACCGGTAATATAAATATATCCACCCCCTCCTGCTCATTAACCCGTGTTCTAAGCTACAATTTAATTGCTTAAGGGAGACACGGTATGGGAGGACTGCGCGTAGTCCGTTAAGGGTGTTGTGCCCTATTACCAAACCACAGCAGTGTCGAACCGGCGGAATTCCGGTGTGCGCGCCTAAACCAACACCTTTTGTAGGAATGACGGCAAGCGTGGGTGCGAAACGTTGAGTACCAGCGATACGCAACGGTATTGGGCAAGGGCCCTGACCACGATGGGAGGACCCAAGGGGGTGCCAACCTGGCGGGTCGGGGGCGCACCCTGTGCTGGTGGCCCGGTGGGCTGTATATATGGTAGTTTGATACCATCCCCGCGCTCAAGTGTTAACCACGATCACTGGAAGCCATGTGTGGCCTTATACCAATGTAAGTGGTAACGGGATGGAAGGGGGAAAAGTACCCCGACCGCCTTGGACACCCACGTGAAGCGATTGCGTGCACGTTGGGGAGCTTCGGCGACCAGTCCTTGGTTTACCATCTCTAGACACTGTATCCGGTAGAACGGAACTAAGTGTTGTGGAGTCCTGGCACTACCACCCTCTGTTAGTCATGGCTGCCTATTATCTTGGAGTCCCCCCTGGGTGGGCCTTGTTCCAAGTGAAAAGCTTAAGTCCATGCTTTAGGCTTCCTAGTACACCGGTTTGCCTACCGGTTGTAGCTACCCGCAAATATCCGAAAG